GGCTGGGTCTGCTCTGTCGTCTGCTCGTCCATCTCTCCCCCTATAGATACCGGGTCACGCGCCCGGCTTCGATGTCGGCTGCTAGCTCCCGTGCAAGGATTGCATCGCCGCTCGTCGATGTGATCTGCGTCCGACCGCCGAACGCGAGCGCCCGCGCCGCTAGCGCGGTGAGCGCCGTTCCCACGCCCTGGATCTCTCGGAACGTCGGCTGGATCGGATTGAGCCGCAGCCGCTTCCAGACCTGCGCCCCCTTCTGTCGATTGGCGACAAGCACGCGCTGATTCGTCCCGCGCTTGTTCGCCTTGATCCTGCTGCCGAGCGAGCGCCCCGCGAACTCGATCACAGCGCCGACAACGCCGAAGTTGCGGACACGTAGGCCGCTCCACATGCCGCCCGTGACATTGCCGGGGATGGTGCGGCCGGTCTCGCCGTGCATCGCCTCACTGCCAGCAAACGAGCGCTTGCGCGTGCCGATCGCCTGCGCGTAACTCTCGCTGATGATGTACGGCCGGCGGGTGCTGTAGGGCCGCGACTGCGAGGCGAAATCGCCGCGCATCGCCCGCGCGCGCGTCGTGCGTGCCAGCCGCGCCGCCGTCGTCAGCGCCGCCGAAAGCCGGCCGATCGCCTGTAGGTCGTTGGCCGCGATCGCCTGCTTGACCGTCTTACCGCCGACGCGCACCTCGATCGGATCGCTCATGCTGCCCCCGTCGGCGGCGTCGGCGGCGTCGCGCCAAGCGCCAGACCGAGATCCCGCACCTCGGCCAGATTCTGCGCAATGCGCGCCCGCGCACCCTCGCGGCTTAGGCCGTCGCGCGCCATGAGGTAATCCACCGGCGACAGCGTGCCGGCCGCCATCTGTAGCTGCACCGCTTGGGCCTCGTGCAGCGGGTCGGCGTAGGGCAGGAACTTCGCGAACCGCAGCGATACGCCAATATCGTCGGGGATCTGTAGCGGGTCGGTGCGATTGGCGATCTTCGCCATCAAGCGCAGCATCTCGCCCTCGGCCTGCTCGAAGATCGGGATGTAGCGCTGCGCTGCGTCCACGCGATCCCGTGCGTCGGCGGCCCTGGCCGTGGCCGTGGTGCTCGTGTTGTTTTTCAGGAACGCATCCGGCGACAGGTCGAACATCGAGCAGAGCAGCCGCAGCCGGGCCTCGTTCCACGACGTGATCTGCGCGAGCGGCGGCTGGCCCTGCACGATCCGCAGCGTCGGGCTCGGCGCGGTCGGATCCATGCTGTAGAGCGCCAAGACTTTCTCGGGCCCGACCTGGAGCTCCTCGACCATCTGCCCGAGCTGCGCGCCCTCTAGCACGCGCTGGCCCCACGCCTGCGTGTGCACCAGTAGCTCGGTGTCGCTCTCCTGGATCATCAGCGCGATCGCCGCGTTTAGGATCGCGTCATTGATCGGCGCCTCGTAGCGGCCGGGCATCGGCGACTCGGACCGAATGCCGACCGCCGGGATCATGCCGAGGCCGTGCGCGATGCTGTCGCCGATCAGCGGCATCTTGCCGTCAGCGGTCTGGTACCACGCCTCGGTCGCGCTGAGGTACATCTCGCCGTACACCACCGCCCCGGCCTCGTTCTGCATCGGGACCTTGCAGCGGACCGCCTTGGCCGCTTGCAGGTCGTAGGCGTGCATGACGTCGCCGTACTCAAGATCGAACTGCCACGGCGAGAACACCTGCCACCGGAACGCGCCCGCCCGGTCTCGGATCGGGACGCAGATCACCGTCTGCTGGACGAGCAGCTCGCGGTGGATGTGGAGCATGGTCTCGTCGATCCGGCTGGCGTCGTACAGCGCGCGGAGCTTCTGGAACACCGGCGCGGGCAAAGTCGCGTCACCGAACCGGCGCACCACCGGCCGCGCGTACAGAGCGCCCGACAGCTCGTGCGCGTACCGCTGCACCAGCGGGACGTATCGCTCCTGAATGCCGCGCGTGCGAGGAAACGTCTTCGCCAGCTCGGCCGCGATCGATCGGTAGTCGCCGCGCAATAGCTCGTCAATCTGGCGAGATCGCGCACGAAACCGGGTCTCGTTCAGCACATCGACATCACCACCGAACAGCAGCATCACACACCTCCGCCGGCCGCAGTCTACCGCCGCCGACGCGCCGCGTCACGCCTAGAAGTGCGCGACGTTTGGACCCTCGTTGCGCCCGGTGAACAGGCCGTCCGGCCCGCGCGTGTGCCGTAGTGGCAGACGCCCGGCGTGCAAGTCGGGGAACCGCAGGCCGGCTACGATCGCGTACCGCAAGCTGTCGATCGCGTGGTCGTGAACGTTGTCCTTGTAGATCCGATCCGTCGGCGTGCCGGACCTGTCGCACACGTAGCGGTATCCCTGCATCGACGGCACGATCCCCTGTAGATCGCCGTCGTACGTGCGCGGCAGGCTCGACGAGAACAGCAACGTCGGCGGGGCATCGACCGGTGCGAGCATGTCCGAGACCGCCGTCACGCCGTGCCGCACGTACTGGTCGTGTCGCGTCGATAGCGGCATCACGATCGTGCGTCGCGAGCCCCATACCGAGCGGAGCCATTGATTCTCGCTAGGGATCGCGCGGTCTGCCGCGATGAGGTACGGCGCGCGGCTGTACGTGTCGATCATCGTCTGCACCGTCTGCCGCCAGTGTCCAGACGACCTCGGCCGCTCGACGCGCTCGTCTACCACGATCCACCGGCCATCCGGCAGCACCTGGATCGCCACCGCCACCGCTCGCGCGACGCCCCAGTCAACGCCGAACACCCACCGCGCGCCGGCCTCGTGCGCTCGCCAATCGTGCGCGATGATATGACGCGCCGTGTCAAACTCAGGGAACACCACCGACGACGGTCGCAGCGCGTAGGCCATGACCTCCTGTTGATAGCGCCGCTCGCTCATGGCCTTGCGCCAGCTCTCGATAACGTCGCGACCTAGATAGGGATTGTCCCAGCTAGTGCAGCGCGTGACCCACCACGCCGGATCGCGCTCGGACTGCCGATCGGCAAAGAGCCGGGTGATGCCGCGCATCCCGTTGGGGCTCGACGCCACCGCCAGACCGGGACGCGGGCAGGGTAGGCGCACCGTCGCCGCCACCGTTTCCCAGACCGTGATCTCGTCGGTCTCGGACCAGCACACCTCGTCGAGCGCACACCATGCGAGGTTTTGGCCGCGTAGCTTGTCGATCCGCTCGTAGCCGCGCCAATGGACCGTCGCGCCATTGCGGAGCTCAAGCACTTGATCCGCTTTGCTGTAGCGCTGCACGTAGTCGATACCCGTGGCCTTGCGGAGCGTCTCAAGGTGATCGCGTAGGAACGGGAGCAGGTTCCGCGACAGGTCGCGCTCGGTACGACCGAGCAGCGCGCCGGGAACGCCTGGATTCGCCAGCGCTCGCAGCAGCACGTCTAGCGTCAGCGTCCAGCTCTTGCCCGCGCCGCGACCAGCGCAGAAGAACCGATGCCTCGACGGGCTCGTCAAGAACTCCACCTGCTTTCGGTACGGCCCGAAGACCTCGACGAGATCGAGCTGCACTAGCTGACCTCGATCGCGTCGCCGCACATGCCGGGAGCGGCGCTCGGCGTCGGGCTCTCGACCATCGCCGGCGAATCGAGCGACACGCTGATCTGTAGCGGCGGCACCTCGGCCACGTCTGCCTGCCGACTGGCGATCTCTAGCGCGCGGCCTGACAGGCCCGAGAGCCGCGTCACCGTCGTGAGGTAGTGCTGCGGATCGAGGCGGCCGGCGGCGAACTCAGCCTCGGCGACCTGTAGCGCTCGGATCCACGTCGCCTGCATGGTCTCCATCGTGAGCTGCGGAGGATCCTGGATCTCGGCTCGCTCCTGCTCGGTCGGCGGGTCGGGACGACGGCGGCGGCCTCGGCCGTAGTCGTCGGGGATGATCCGCTCGAGCAGCCACGCCGCCGCCTTCGCGTCGCCTGTGCTGGCCGCTGCGTGCATGACGTCCAAGAGCCGCGACTCGCAGTGCGACTGCGCCGCGTACATCTGCTCCTGGAACTCGCTCAGCTCCGGGTTGCGCATCCACATGTCGAACACGCGCGGGGTGATGCCGGCGAGACCGCATGCGCCGTTGGTGCTCATGCCCTTGCGGAACGCCTCAACCAGGATCGCCTCGACCTCCGGCGTCCTCTTCGTCTTCCGGCCGATCTTGGCCCCATGCTGCTCCGATGATGCGATCAAGGCGGGCTCGGCCGTGCGCGGCTTGCGGCGTGGTTTCGTCTCGCGCTTGCGCGGCGAGCGCTGCGGCTTCGCGCCGTTTGGATCGTCTGCCATAGCTGCCGCCTCTCCCTAGATCTTGCCGCCATCCTAGCGGCTTGCGCCCTCTCATG